TCGCTATGGATATTGTGAAAGTTCTTACATAAAATGATACCTTGCTTACACGTTTTAGAAACTAAAATATCCACATATTTTGCAAAGATTTCATGCCATAATGGTTTGCTCTGACATCCTAACATATCCATATCGACTTCCATATGAATATCACTAATTGTAAAATTATATACGTCTTTATTGTATTCAAATGAAATTTTTCGCTCATATTTCAAATTGCTTGGGCTATATCTTTTTAAAATTTGAAGAGCTTGAGTATATTTACCAATTCCGTACGGACCATAAATAATCAAATTAGAAAACGTATCGAATGAATCAAATAATTTGTGCTTACTGTGATCAAACCCATGTAAATCGGTTGTTTTGTCATAATTACAATATTCCTCACATGTTAATAATAACTTCTTCATTTCAATATATTGAATTTACTTTTTAATTCAGTTTTCATAACTAATTACATATTAGAATTTTATGTGTATATTTGTTAATCATACTACAATTTTAAACACGTCACTCAATTGTTCCAATCCAATATATCTAGTAATATTATCCATTACCAAATCAGGGAGAAGTATCCTTTTCATAATAGTTTTTAAAAAGGATCGTCGTGTTTTATACCTTCTAATTATGGCCAAGTTCATATGCAAATACTCCTCGTGGGTGCAGTTTACTGAGTGATTGAATTTTAATTCTTCATTTAAATAATGTGTCTCGTTACGAAAAAGTAGCTTTAAATAACTCTTTTTTGGATATTCTATATTGTCCATACTAATTTGTTGATTTATTCTCTCTACATATGACTCTGGTATCAGTTTCATCATTTCGGTTGACGACATCCTTGAATACTAATCTCATTAAAAAAATTCGTTTCATCAATTTTCTATATTTCTTTTAATATACTCCCATTTGTAGTCGCTTTTCTTACCATTCTAATTTCGTTTTCGTGAATTCGTTTATGACATGGCTCACAAATGTTCATCAAGTTTGCTGTGTGGTTCTTTGGAATATGTGTATTAATATTTTCTTCGCGAATGATTCCATTCTCTGAATCTTTCTGAAACAACATATGGTGTATATGATCACCCTTATTAATTTTACACAACTCGCATATATTTTTAATTTTTTTTGTATTATATCTACTAGTCTCTTGAGACAATATATCTTCTTTATAATATTTATTCAATATACTGAATGCTCGTTCCATGAACTCAGGAGGCATGTAGAGAGATTTACATACTTCGAGACCGTACATATTTTCTCCCGACCCATCCCTTAGTTTTCGATCATATATAATAGACTTTGTTTCTGCATCATATGTCACTGTCATATGCTTGTAACGTAAACTTATTAAATCTTTCATTTCAGAAAAATGAACCAACTCATGAAAATGTGTGGCAAATATAAATGACGTTTGTTGTTGCACTAAACTAGTCAATCCAGATATGAAAATACTCATCGCTGAGGGTAATTCCGTTCCAGAACATAATTCATCACCTAGTACAAGAGTATTGGAATCTGCGTATTTTAGAATATTCGATAATTCGCTCATTTCCAAAGTAAATGTAGACAAGCCCTTAAATAAATTATCGCAATTCAAAATGCGAGTAAACAATTGCTTATAGGGCATATATATAAATGATTGTGCAGGCACGTACATACCTGCTTGAGCCATAACTATTGCTATACCAATCGATTTTATCAACGATGTTTTACCTACCGCATTTGTCCCAAACAGTAGTATATTATCATCTTTATTCAATATCACGTCATTTGCTACGTAGAGTTCTGTTTGATTAATTAATTCGATAATAGGATGCCGAATATCTTTCGCATTCAAAGACGATGTTTCTGCCTCCTTAATTTCAGGCTTACAATAGTTATATGTAGTGGCAATATACGCGCGATTTTGTAAAATATCCATTTCCCCGACAAAGGAAGAAATATCATACATATCTTGTAGAAGAGGAGAAAACGCTGCCAGAAATTGTACGTATTTTTCTTCAAAGACTTCTTTTAGCTTTGACTTTGATCGCAATTGGGTTTTGCACATAGAAGTTATGTCTTCGTTATTCACAATTAATAGATTATTATACTTTTCCACTTTAATCTTGGAAGATATGGTTATTTCTTTTATCTCCTTCGAATAATTAGAAGTGTATTCCCAGATGAATTGTTTATAACCAAATTCTTTTATTACCTCTTCAAATGGGTTTACTCTAGATTTTGTAATCTGAATTGAATAACCAGACTTTTCTGTATCGTGTAATTTTAGATAACTCGTACATTTTTTTGGCGTCAACTTATCATTCATCATTTTATCTAGATTTTCCACCACTATATTCAACTGATCTACTGCATCAATATGCTGTTCATTCAACTTATCAAGGTCTGGAAATACACCCCGCTTAAACAACGTTTCTTCCATGGAAGAACTTGTATTTGTAGACAATACAATATTATCATCTATAAATTGAAGAACACGATGTACTTTCTCTACATGGCGTGAAATGCCATAATCATTTAACCAATCATATCCAGATAATAATTCACATAAACAACGAATTTTCAGTAGATCTTTGTGCATAGTAAATATTCCACGGATAGGTAATTTACCCATTATGATCAAACGTATAGCTTTGTCAAAATCATGAATCCGGCTCAACAATTCTCGAATGCTATTCATGTGACCACTTTTCAAAAGATGATCCGTTGTATCGTAACATTTACGAAGATATTCAATATTGGAAGTTGGATTCAATAATTGTTCTCTATGTTTCCGATTGCCCATAGAGGTGAGTGTATTATTCGTCAAGTTTAATATAGAAGAATGTTTTCCCTTTGTCTCTCCTAGTATATTCAATTGCTTTGAGGAATGATTAGCAAGTATTAGTCGCTCACTGAGATTGTCGACTACCGGTTCGCTAATTTTTTCCGTGAGATTGGGGTTTAATACATACAAATGGTTCAACAAATAACAATATGTCTGTGTAGCCAATTCATAGTAGGTATATTTCTCTAAAAATATATTTAGATTTGTGATATGAAAGTATGTTGAAAACACTTCGTTTCGATATGTTTGTTGCTCACATCGTAGCGCTTTTTTTGTATTGTGATTGCTTTCATCATTCAAATTTATTATATGAATACTTATAGATTGAAGGTTGGTATACTGAATTATAGAATCTAAACAAGAAGTAGAGAGATTTGAAATGATAATCGTTTCAACAGGATTGTATACTGTTACATGTCGTTCAATATCATCATAAATCGTTGGTAAGGATGTAAATTCTGTTTGGTACTCATAAATTTGCGACTTTCCGCTAAGCACATTTATATTTGCTATTCCCACACACAACTTTGATCTTATTTTTTCTATCCAAATACAAGTATTGTTATTATTGTTCCCTGTTGTTGCAGTCTCTTCCGGATGTATATACGTTCCTGGAGTGTAAATGCCTGTAAGGCTACGAGTTGTATTTTTACCATTTACGTCCTGACTATACACAACACATGTATATCCGCTATTATGAATCTTATGAACCCATTTATCAATCGAATAGTCTCGAAAACCAGCGGCAAGTACACAGAACGAACCCACACATATCGATTTCTCAACAACAGATAATCCGGTAATGTTACCAATATCGTGAATAATATGGAATAATTTCGATTTTGTATCGTTTAGTGAATATATTTCATAAAATGTTCCTACCTGCATGAGTAAAACTGTTTTCTCACCATATTCATCTATATATTGAACCGCCTTTTCTATATAATCTTCTATGAGCGTCATGCTATGTATTTACGAGTAATGTTTAAATGATTACATGCGAAAACAAAAATATTAATTCATTCATGAATAGTATTAAACAGTTGTTTATAATATAATATAACCACATGAACTTTACACTTAATAAACAATTGTACGATATTAATTATTTATATATCATGGAACCGGTTTCAAATAATGTGATTGAGAATGGAATATTTTATAGACTTATGTACTCCAATTCACACATGACACTAAATTCACTTATATTCGAAATACATTTAGAAGATGTAAATGTCACAAAAATGTTTAATAAATATAAAATTACATATACAAATAAGAGTGATCCTCCTTTCCGATTTATAGAAACAGTTGAAAATGAAATATTACAAAAATTCGAAATGGGAAAAACCCCGAGAAGGTGCATAATGGACTGTGTAAAAAATGATAACATCAAATTATATTCAGAAAAGGAACTATTACCTCATTATGATTCGCTGACTATATATATAAAAGTATCTGGATTCTGGTTGAATGAATCTGAGTACGGACTTACTTACAAATTTTTACATTAAAGTTATTAGTATAATTATAATAAATATTTTCGTTTATATAATTAATACATGTTTTATTCCTATGATACTACCAAATTTCCCAATATCACTATTCAGTTCACGAAAGAATTAATTCAAGATGAACATATGAACACATTTTTAGAAGAATGGAAACAATTGTATTCTTCTAACAAACCATTTACTATGATATTCGATACAACAGAAATGTCGTCTTGTATTCCTCTTTTTCGCCACTCCTTCAAAATGATAGAGTTCATCAAACATTTAAAAACCTTGCCCCCTTTACTCGATAAAAGTATAATCATCGTGAATAATAACATAATCAAAAATATATTATCCTTCATATTTCAATTGGAATCGCCAGTATGCCCAATTTACATAACAGAACCTTTAGACGTTGATGAATTTCTAAAACAAATCGAATTTTCCGATAACTGGTATGGAGAAGATGTGATTAAAGTTGAACCATAATTAAATTCTATACACGTATATATATATGTCAATAAGAGAGATATTTTCGAAATATAATCATTATATATCGCTTGTGATCATTGGATTATTGTTTGTAGGAATGGGTACATTTTATGTCACAGAAGGTATTACAATGAGAACCCCCAAGTTTGGGAAGAAACTTCAAGAAAGTGAAGAGGAAGATCCATGTAAATTGCAAATTAAGGAATTGAATAAATGTAGGGAAGCGGATAGAGCAAAACGAATTTTGGATGATCTAGGAAAGAAATTATAAAATTGTTTACTGTATGCAATAAGTATAATAAACAATTATTGGGTTATTTAATGCAACTTCACGTTTTTTGCTATTGATGATATTATTTTCTTATCTTCTCTAGGATTTTTTAAAATTTGTTCGCACGTATTAATATATTCTGTGGGCTCAGTAATAGTGTCGGGGAGACTTTGTATACTTTTTTTTGTAATCTGATCGAGTACATTCTTTAATTTAGGCCGGTCTTTCGTTTCTTCCTCCCATTTATCCGAATCTTTTATGTAAATAGTTTCCTTTTTGATGTCACTGCAGTGAACCGGACGCTTAAAAATATCTAGATTATTTAATTTATCTATCAATAAATTTGACATACCAATCGTTTGACCTTGTTGATTTATTCTCTGCAAATCTTCCAAACTTATTTCAATTGATTTTATGAAATCCGACATATTTAATGCATCTTTACAATCCTCGTTCAAAAACACGTTTATATTGAAGTTTTGGTTATTTATATTATTCGTAGTGTTGTTGGTGGTGGTATTATTTATTGGTTGGGATAATTTTGGAATTTGCTTACACATCTCGGTAACCATTCCTTGTAACTCGTTATTTTTATCTACCATCTCCAAAAATAGCTTTTTGAAATCCATATCATCGCCCAACATGGAACTATTTTGATCTTGATCAGTAGTCTCGATTTCATCTTTTTCCACAAATACACACCTTTTTTTATGCCTATAAAAACTGGAATGATGTTTGTATGTTTTACCGCATTCACAATGCAGAGAATTTTTAGTAGCATCTGTATAGCATTTTATAGCATTGTGTTTTTTGCTGTCAATATGTTTATTAAAATCTCCCTTTTTATAGCATATATAATCACATTTTTCGCAGTAAAATTCTTGGGAGAATTTTGAAGAATTTTGTATAGCATTTTTCATATAATAATGCTATACAAAAATTCCCTAAATCGGTTTTTTGAGAAAAGTTTAAAAAAAGTTATGCTCACAAACCGAAAAGTTAAAAATGAAAATAAGAGCATTATGCTCTCAACCACTTTTTTTTATTTTTTTTGAAAATTCTTCATTAAAAAAATTCGATAAAACATCCGTATTTTTTTATTTTCATGAAAATAGAATTTTATTTAAAAAAAAAAAAAAAAAGTTAATGAGACTATATGTTTTTTTCTACATAGCGAATGATGATTTCCTTATCACAATTCATATAATCATCATTTATATTTTTCAAATTAATGAATTTAGGTCTCGTCATTTTACTTGTTTTGTAGAAAATGTAATGTCCGAATTTTCCTTTGCGAATACTTATTTCATTAGTGATGATCCGGTTGTCGTTATTGTCTTGTGAATTATTATCTAATAAATCGATTACATCTGCTAATAACACATCGTCAAAATGCTTATCAACCTGTTTGATGGATATTTTTTTACCATTATATTCAACATATAGACCATATTTCCCTGTCTTCAGCAAAACATCTATATCTTTATAATTTCCCAATATTCTCTCTGTTATACTGTTGTCTAGTAATTCGTCCAACATGTACGATCCATTTTTTATTCTATCCATATCCACATTTGATTTGATTTTTTTGAATATTGTTTTCCCATCTTCTTCGCTTTTTAAAACTGGGCCATTATTTGAAATGATAAATTCATGGTTATCATCAATCATTATTTTTGATTTACCAACTTTACTATATTTCGAAAGCAGAGTATCGATGGTATCCGTAAAATTTTGCGCCACTTTCATTTTCGTAGCATTGCCAGTGGCAATCAAGTCAAGACTATGTTCCATTTCTTCAGTAAAATCATATTGAAAGAGAGAATTAAAATGTTTGATAAGAATTTCAATTACTGTGATACCGAGAGGTTGGATAATTAATTTACTTTTTTCTGCACCTACCACTTTTTGTATTGTTTGTTTTGTAATTTTTCCGCTACTAACTTCATATGCAGTCGTTTGTACGGATTTTCCTTCTATATTACCTTTTACTACGTACTTTCTCTCTTTTAATTTTTCGACAATACTTGCAAATGTAGATGGTCTTCCAATATTCTTGTCCTCTAGTTCTTTGATCAGTTTAGCTTCTGTGTAATGGAGCGAAGTGTTGCGAAAAGATGGCTCTCCTACAATTTTATTTACAGGCACCTTTTGTAAATTGGAAAGGTAAGATATGTGACTTTCTTCTTCTTCCTTTTCCAGGATCATCCAACCCTTGAAAACAATCAGATCTCGTATAAGTACGAATGAATATGTATCATTGACAACAGCTGAAAATTTATGCGTGTTTAAAACTGCCTCTGTCATGAGTGACTGCATGGTCCTTTTTCGAATGAGTGCGTACACTTTTTCTTCTTTTCCAGATAGTTGAGGATTTGTATCTACGTAAGTTGGTCGAATAGCCTCGTGTGCTTGCTGTGCATTCTTTTTATCTGCAGATACAAATGATGTATTCATGTATTCCTCGCCGTGTTTCTCGTTAATGTATTGTCCACATTCACTTTTAAATTTATCCGATAAAAAATAACTATCTGTTCTCATATATGTAATATGACCAGCTTCGTAAAGTTTTTGACATACACTCATACAATCTTTCGGGGACATATTAAACAACGAGCTACACGTTTGCTGTAAGGAACTTGTTATGAAAGGTTTCGGAGGCTGTTTTTTAATTCCTTCTTTTATGTCCTGATGAACCGGAAAAGACGGTTGTTTATAACATATTTTTAGAAAATTAAGTAACTCTGGTTCATCAGAAAATGAAGTATTTAGAGAGAATTTAATATTTTTACCAGTAAAATAACCATGCACATTATAAAATTGGTCCTGTTCTAGGGTCTTATTCTTTTGATGATTTTCATACAAAATATGAAGTGCTGGGGTTTGACATCTGCCCGCAGATAGCCCACTCTTTCTAGAAATTCCAGACCATAAAACCGGAGATATTTTGAACCCTACAAATAAATCCAGAATTTGACGTGTCTGTTGAGACTCAACCATCTGCATGTCGATGGTTCCTGGATTTTGTAAGGCATTTAAAACGGCTTCTTTTGTAATAGAATTAAACTTGATTCGTTTTGTTGAAAGTGGAAGGTGGAATAATTGAAGCACATGCCATGCAATCCCTTCACCTTCACGATCATCATCTGTTGCTACGATGACTTCATCTACATTCTTTATCTTCTTGGATAATTTATCTATTTGTCTTTGTTTTTCTGCAATGTTAATAAACTCTATTTCAAAATCAGAGTGAATGTTTTTCAAAGACGTTAATTCACGTAAATGACCAAAAGTAGCTTCACATGAATATGATGCGTCAAGAAATGATAATATTTTATTGCATTTTGCAGGTGACTCGACTAAGATAAGTTTCTTCATCTATGCATATGAAAAAATACGTTTAAGTAATTAGAAGAAAAATAAGGTATAGTCCATCGTAACAATAAAAATACTTATGTCGTTCTATATTTTAATCATTCCATAATATAATATACCGTATGAATAGAAATAGATTTGATAAATCTTATAAAGGAGCTCCAGGTCCATTTATTGGAAGCAATAGAAAAACTATACGAGATAAAATCCATACACGTATATCGTCAGGTTGTTTTGAAGGAATACCCTATAAGAGTGATCAAGTACAATATCACTGTCCCGGAAATATAAAACAACCTCCTTCTACCGGAGAGATTATATATTTGATTGATTTTGATGATTTACTTGATCATGTAGTAAATACAGACTTTGTTAATGATTTTAAAGAAACTATTCAAGAATATTATAATGATGGTGCGAATGTATCATCAACAATTTCAAATATCGATGAACGAAGCATGTATGTTGAAACTATTTCTGAGGTGTCTGATAATATACCTTATTCTGTCAAATATGCTGCAGAAAAATTGTATGAAAGAAGAATACTACAACATATCGAAGGACTTGATGGAGTAGACATAATCAAAATTTCACATCTACATCAAGTGGAAGATGCAGATGAAACAAATCTGAATGGGTTATCGTTTCTCACATCTTCATTACCGAAGAAAACGTGGAAGCATACTGCGAAGGTAGAAGGAATTATTTTAAATAATCCGTCCGTACCATCTGAACCCGAACCTGAGCCAGAACCAGAGCCTGAACCCGAACCTGAACCCGAACCTGAACCCGAACCTGAGCCAGAACCAGAACCTGAGCCAGAACCTGAAGAAGAAAAAGATCCAGAGCCTGAACCAGAGCCTGAACCAGAGCCTGA